TCAGAGTCCCCCTGCTGGAAGTGCCGAGGCCACAAGTCAGCCCACTCGACACCAGCCAGCCCCTCAACAGTTATCAAGACCCCTCCACCTCGTCCACGGTGATGACACGCTTACGAATCGGAACCCCGTCGGCTCCGTCACCTACCTCGTCAGCCTCGACATAGATGAACCCGTCGAGGTCGGGGCAGTAGGCGACTACCAGCCCCTTCTCAGTCAGAGCCTCCAACCATGCGTCCAGCCTCTCCTGCTCGTCATCGGTCAGGACGATGCCGGCTCGTCGTCTCCCTAGAAGCCTCAGCATCCGTGCTGGGTATTGGGTCAGATGCTCGCCCTTCACCCTCCACGGCAGTTCGTCCTTGTAACGCATGGCCTCCTTCGACAGTCCAGCCCGTGACAGGGCAGCTGAGACCGACGACCGAGACACGGTGATTCCAGTCTCAGCCTTCCAATGGTCAACTATCTGCTGGTGCGTGTAGCCCTGCCGAACGAGTCGTTCCAGTTCGCTGACTGGGGGTAGGAGCCTCGGTGCAGCCATCCCTCACTCTCCCCTTAGGCTGTGTCGGTGAACGTAGCAGTGGTGACTCAGGGCAGTCAACTTGTGACACGCTGCTATGGTCATGTTGCAATGGGGGCACATCGTCGAGACGGATACAGGGTGGCAAACGTGCAGGTCAGAGCCGATGGCTGAGTTCATCTAGGGAGAATGAAGGCTATCACTGACTCTGCTAGTGTCATCCTGCAATGCCAGAGACCAGAGGGAGAGCATGGCAAGCAGGAGACTGAGGCTGTCCGAGGCAGCTGACCGCTACAGCACGCACTGCAAGGCACGGAACCTCGCCCCAAGCACCATCAAGGGGCAACAGACCGCTCTGGGACTGTTCCGCAAGGTCACGGGCGACCTGCTCCTTGATAGCATCACGGGTGCTCACATCGACCTGGTGTTCAACACCTACAACTGGGCACACAGCACGAGGAACAACCGCATCGGGCAGTATCGGGCGTTCTTCAACTGGTGCAGGGGCAGTCGCTTCATGAATCCGATGCTCAACCCGATGATTGGGTGGAGACAGTCTGAGCCACCTCAGATTGCACACCTACGCATCCCCTTCGCTGAGTGGCCTCGGCTGTTCGAAGCGTGCCAGCACCCACAAGAACGCATCCTCGTCGCCACAGGCTTGTTCCTCTTCCTACGAGCGTCAGAACAACAGGCTCTGCGTATTCGAGACGTAGAGCTGCAGGAGAACAGAGTCACGGTCTGGCGTTCCAAAATAAAGAAGCACCAAGTAATGCCTATTCCTTCAGAACTCGAAGGTGAGATTAGAACCTGGCTCACTTATCTGAGCGAAAACTACGAGGTAAACGGCGACCACCATTTCATCTGTGCCCGTAACAAAGACATGAAGCACCATCCAGTCACACACCTGTGGATTGCAGGAAGTGGCACCCTGAACCTGAACCGACCTGTCCACAAGCCTCACCTGATTGTGCAGAGAGTGCTCAAGCGAGCCGGCTACAAGGTAGAGAAGGGGCAGGGAGAGCACACGCTTAGGCGTTCAGGTGCTAGGGCCTACTTCGACCATCTTGTGACAGAAGGCTACGATGGGGCACTTCGACAAGTGCAGACCCTTCTGGGACATAGGCACTCACGCATGACCGAGGTCTATCTGGGCATCGACCTAGACCAACAGCGAGTGCTGGAGTCACTTGCTGGGAGACCAATGTTCCCAGTGGGAGGGAACTTAGTCCCGATTCGGAGTGTTGCCCATGTCTAAGCAGACAGTCTTGCTGTGCGACTTCGACGGCGGAACTTGCAGACAGCCAGCCACGAACTACAAGGTGTGGCGTGACGGAGACCAGAAGGCTTGGAGCGTTGACCTGTGTGACGGGCACGCAGAGCCGTTGTTGTCCGTTGTGCAAGGTGCGGAGATGGTTGAGCTGCCGACCAAGGCAAGGGTGAGGATGGAAGTCACCACGCTCCGCACGACACCTGCAACCGCACACCTGAAGAAGAAGGGCTAACTCGATGGGGAGACGGCTCAAGGCATCGGACGGGAGCAAGGCAACACGACACAAGGCCTCGCCAGTCGAGGTTCGCAACATCGCTCACCCGAGGGTCTGGGCAACCGCACTGACCATCGCTGGCGGTGACCACAGGCTCATCCAAGTCATCACGCACGCCAACGTGGTGGTGATGCTCCGCAAGTAGCCCAGAGACGAGAAGACCCCCCTAGCGAGCCAATCGACTTGCTAGGGGGGTTCTCTTGTTAGCGACTAGCGTTCCGTGAACGCCTCGTCAATCTCGTCTTCGGTCAGGTCACCGTCGGTGTAGTAACTACGACCTATCGCAGCCCAGACGCTCAGAGCAGCAGAGATTGCTGCCATCACAGCTGCCTTCCACGCCTCGACATCCATCACAGACCCTGCTGCCATGATTGTCGCAACCTCGACACCGATTAGAGCAGCTGTCCGCTTTATCGCATCCCAAAGAAGTTTCATTCTTGTCTACCTGTTCTGCGGTCATTTAGTTTGCCTTCGATACCGTGCCAGCACCAGCAGGTTCGGACTTGGGGGAGAGAGGCTTGTTCAGAATCTCCCAGCGAGGGTGAACCACGGCCACGATGTAACGGTAAGGGCGAGTCTTGAAGTAGACACCATCACCGTTCTCTTGGTCGCCAGTTCCGTCAGGGTTCACCGTGTTGCCCTCGACGCAGTAAAGCACCTTAGCCTTCACGTCGTTACGAATCACGATGCCGACGTGGGCAGGGGGCTTACCACCGACGAAGTTCATGAACACAATGTCGCCAGCCTGAGCCTTCTTCACAGGCACGACACGCTTCCACTTCTTGAAGAAGGTGACAGCTGCCGAACACGAAGCGAAGCCCTTCTCAGTCTGGGCACGAATCAACTTGCCGGCTCCAGCCTGGTTGAAGCAGTAAGACACGAACATGGCACACCAAGGTGCGTGGTTCATGCCATACCACTTGCCGAAGATGCTGTCGTTATTCTTGCCTTCCTTGTATTGCTCCTTAGCAAACTTGGTGGCGATAGCGAGAACCTGAGCAGGGGTGGACATTACTTCTTCCTTAGCAAGGTGCCTGGATAGATGGGTTGAGCCTGATTCAGTTCGTAAAGTTCGAACTTGTCAATGCCCAGACGCTCCGCAACGGCCTCGTAGTTGTCGCCGTCCAGAGCCACGATGAAGCCCTTAGGAGCCTTCTTCGGCTCGACAGTCGGGGCTGGCTCTTCAACAGCCTCCACGACGCTCTCAGGGGCTTCTAGGGGTGCATCTACGGGACGCTCGAACTCGGTGCCTTCCTGCACGATTCCGTCGCCGTCTCCGTCTATGGCTTCAGGGTTGAACTCGGTCATTTATCCTCCAACTAGTTTCGCTATAACAGCACCGACCCCACCACTTGCGAGTGAGATTCCGACAAGGAGCCACTTGAACTGCTCCAACTGTCTTATCCGTGTCTCGTGGTCTTCGGTGGCCTTCTTCTGTGCTTGCATCTCAGCACGCATCTCGATGAGAACCTCCTTCGTCTCACGCAGCTCTTTGTAGAGCATGAGCATGGTGACTTTGGCGGTCGTCTCTTCCCCCGACTCAGCCATTACGCACCTACATACTCAACGGTGAATCGTGAAGGAGAAGCGGCTGAGGCGAACCAGTCGAGGGTTGCACCTGCGGTGTGGAACGCAGTCGGTGTGAGGGTGGCGTTAGCTGCAAGGCTCAAGCCGTTTATGGCGAGCATCATGTAAGAACCTTGGTTGTTCACAGGAGCGGTGCTGTTCCAGTAGACAGGCCCTGCACTCGTGGCGACACGGATTATGCGTGTTCCAGTAGCGGTGGCTTGGGCTGAGAACGCCATCGTGAAGAAGATGTTGTAACGACCAGCCACAGGCACGGTCACGACACCACCCGACACCGAGAAGCCTCCACGGCTCTGCACGGTCGTCCACGACGAGAGAGTGGTGTTGGTGTTGTTCAGGAAGAAGCCACCAGAACCAGCGGTGTTGGTCAGGTCGATACGAGGAGGAGTTCCAGTCGGCTGAAGCACCCAAGCCGAACCGTCATAGAGCCAGAACTGACCAGTTGACTGCTCCCACACCATCAGACCAGCGAACAGGTCAGCACCAGTAAGCGAGGTGCGGATGGTCGAGCCAGTCAGAATCTTCACGCTGGCGTAGTTGTTAGCCACCCAGTTGCTCAGGGTGTTGATGTCGTTGACAGGGTTGAACGAGTCAGTCGTCTGAACGATAGGCTGGTTCTTTGCTCCAACTGTTGGCATTAGTTACTCCATCCGATTCTTAGGGTTCCGTAAGGTAAGGCGTTGCTAATAACTGCGGTGTTAGTGCCTGTCGAGATACCGACACCGAAGGCGTTGAGGTTCGATTGCAGAACCGTGTTCCAAGCCGTTGGCAGGGCGACCCATCCAGATGACGAGCGAGCCGTTGGCGATGTCAGACCTGCAATGCCTGTCGGGCGAGTCGCATAGGTGTGATAGGCCATGTTCAACGGGTAGGCACCAGAAGTCAGCGGTGGCAGATACACCTCGATGCTCTGCACAGTCCTGCCGGCTAGGGACGAGAACGCACCCGTGCCATAGAACCAAGCACCACCAGTCGTCGAGGACTGAGTGAACGTGCTAGAAGCTGCAGAGAACAAGCCAGAGGTGTCGTCGTAGGCTCCACGGGACACAGGGCTGAAGTTCGAGTAGCCGTAGCCACGGTTCGAAGGCCTCGGCACGGGAGGGTTGCTGAAGCCACCAGTCCACGCAGCTGACGCTGTGCGAGACACCGTGTTCACCGAACCGATGACGAAGCCCGAGTTGCCGTAGACCTGGCACACCACGGTCGAACCGACGGCGATGGTGCTCGACACCGAGTCCAGCATTGGCAGGGTCATCTGCTGACCGTCAATCGCCACCGTTGCCAGCGAACCAACATAGGAGACGAGCACGCCAGTCTTGACCTTGGGCACGTCCTTCTTGACGGTCTTAGCGAGAGTAGTTCTAGCCATTACGCAATCCAGTTCTGAGGCATGGAGAGCGTCACTTCCATCTCGCCTCGGCTCTTGTAGGTGAAGCCGACAACACGGCACGTCAGAGGGTTCGTCGCTCCCTGAACCGTGAGAGAGGCGTAGTCGCCCAACTCGATGGCAGGGTTCGGCAGAGCCGTAATCGGCACCTTCTGCGTGTTGCGTTGCCCAATCGTCTGCAACTGTGCGTCCGCATAGGACTGAATCGAGGCGACCGTGTTCAGCAGGTCGGTGTCGTAGAAGACAGGACGAGGGCCGAACGACGAATAGAACGAGGTTGGCCCATCGGTCAGAATCGAGTAAGCCACCACGTTCAACTGCTGGGTGTTCTTACCACGAGCCACCACGATGTTGTAGACACCATCACGGGACAGGCTCTTGCGATACTTGCTGACGTTGATGTTCCAGCCGAACGTCGGGGCAGTGTTGCTGGCGACCTGGGCAGGGTTCAGCAGACGAAGCGTCAACTTGCCAGCAGGAGTCATGACAGGCTCGGCACCGAGCACAGCTGCAAGAGCCTTCACAGCCTCTAGACGGTCTTCGCCATAGGTGAGCGTGCTAGGAATCGACAAGTCGCTGTAACCAGCCCACGAAGGGGTCTCGGTTGCTACCACGTCAGAGACGAGCCACACAATCTCAGCCCAAGCAGTCGCCTGAGTCGGAGCCGTCGGCACAAGGAACTTGTAGTCAGCGACCTTCTGCATCAGGTCACGACCAGTCAGCGTGATGCGTGAACCGTTACGGGTCAGGATGCTCTCGCCAGAAGGCCCTGTGTAGGTCTTCCACGCCTCTTCAATCTCCATGTCCCAGATGACATACCAGCCGAGGCTCACAACCTCTTCAACACCAGCAATCTTGAAGCCGGCACGGATGTTCACCACCGAACCGAACGGAGTCAGAGGAGAACCAATCGAGGTCGGGGTGAGCGTCCCGTCCTTGTCGGCAACCGTCAACTTGATGGCACCCTGCACGTCAGAGTCAGCATCGAACGACACCTCGCCGTCCTCTAGAGGAAGCGTGGCAATGAGGCTGTTGTCCTTCCACAAGTCCGCATAGAACACGGGACTCGTGGAGCCTTTGACAGCTGCCAAGAAGTTACTGCTGACGGTCTGCATTAGAGAGGAGGGTTCCTAACTGCGTTGATGTAGGTGCTAGTGCTGTAGGCACTGTTCACAGCGGTATAGGTCGAATACCTGCTCTGCCAGTAGGCATAGGAGTAGAAGGTCACGACTATCTCGGTGCTCTGAGACTCAACCTCGTTCAGCGTCAGCGTCCAGCGAGTCAACGGCTGGGTCTGTCCTTGAACGTGCCAGTCCAGAGGCTCCTGAGAAGCCTCCAGCACGCCGTAAAGCATTCGAGGGACGTTGCTCAGTGCACCTGGCACACGCACCATGACAGGAGCGACGCTCAGAAGGTCACGCAGCTCGTCCGAGCCGGCTGACTTCGTGATGATGGTGAAGTTCAGACCTTCAATGGCCTTCTCGCCGTAGAACTGAAGCACGGGGCGAGACTTGCCCAGAACGTTAGTCCTATTGTAGTCGTAGCCCTTCTGAATGGTGCCGAACGAACCCTGCCCGAGTGTCGCATCGTTGTCGCCGTCCAGATAGACGACCATTGCGTTCGTCAGGTCGAGAGGGTCGTGAATCCACATCTCGCCGTTGGTCAACGTGATGGCGTTCGTCGTCGAGAGGCCTTGCGTCGTTCCG